ATTGGATGTCTTTTAGACCTGCGATTAACCATCTCTATCATTAATTCTTTTTCACGTTCTGTATATTCAACAGGAATAATTTCATCACGACTCTTTCCACGTTTTATTGGTATTGACATCTTTCTTTTAAGTTTACGAACTTCATTAAGTAACTCAATCATTATCTTTCTCTCTCCTTATATAAATCTTCATTTGGCTCTTCATCTTCTATCTCTTCACCACAACTGTCACATTTCCAATAATAGTAGAACTGTTCATCTAACAGACCATAATAATGTCTTTCATTTACAATATCTTTATGACTGCATTGTTCATCTAAGGATAGCCACAGTTCATGACTATCCTCAGAATCATATATTTGGCTGTGCATTAGAAGTTTCCTTCTGCTACTTGAAAACAAGTTAAGCCAAGAGCATCACGCCACATTCTCACAACTTGAGTTCTATCGTCAAGCACAAATAATATTTCATACTTATCTTTAATACATATATGATATATTTCATGTTTTACGATAGAATCTTTTCTAAAGTCATTAGTTTCTCTCATAAATAATGAGAAATCGTGATTTTCTAAAAGAGTTGGAAAACATTTCTTTATAAATTTAAGAGTTGGTTCTCTATCCTTATTCTCACGACCTGAGCAGAATATTATATGATGAGTACTATGAAATGCACTAAGTACTTCCAAAACTGGTATATTTATTCCATCTCTATCACAAGTTGAAGCGTCAAACCATGTTCTTTCATTATGCTTTATTGATAAAGTACCATCTAAGTCGCACATTATAGCAGGTTGTACATACTTATTAACCTGTGCATCTTTACCCAAGTCATATGATGGCGTTGGCTTTACTTCAATTTCTATAGTTTTAGACATACTATTCTCCTTTAATAATTATTATAGTGTGGTTATTTAAATTTTTGATTTGTATAAATTAATGAATCCTGAGATTACAGATTTCAATGATAGAACTTTGAGAGGATTATTGTTTCCCTCTTTTATCCACTAATCTTGCAATTAGTACACTATCAGACACAATGAGTATAGCTCATCACTCTTATCGGTTAAGTTATTTACACAATTACTCAATTCAGCGAAAGTCTGCCGACCTCTGAATGCTTGTTCAAGCAAACTGATTCTTTCATCATGAACACCAAACCTTGCGAGTTTAATGCACCCCGTTGTTTCAGGGGTAAAGTGTCCTATGCTCTCAACCGTCAAGAGACTCTTTGCTTTTCTTTTATTCAAAATACTTGTGGTCAAAGTCCGAAGACTACACAAGGTTTATGATTTAGAAAAGAGGGCGTGATGAAGATTGTGCTCTTAAGTTACAGCTCTCATCCTTTCGGAAAAGAATACTATAAACAATCTCCTATATTTATGTTTAGCGATAAACACATAATATGGTCTTGACAACTATCATCTTAATCTTTCGATAAGACAACATATATCGACTATAAACAGCAACTGCTCGCACACTTATGCCATTTACTATGAGTTCTCTTATTGGTATCACTACCTCACCGTACTTTGCCCAAGCACGAATACAAAGCATAGTCACCCAAAGGGATTTGACCTTATCTTTGCACATAACTCAATTGCATACTCAAATACTATAAATAGTATCGCCTTTACACCCCATTCTAAGGTGTTTAGACTTTATACCGATTACTCGGTTTATCTAACGACTATATGCAGCCGTTTGTCCGAAGACAAAATTTAATTTGTTGGGGTAAAACAGTTAACTAAAGGAGTTAAATCCCACTGTTCTACCCCATTCTCTTTTACCACACGAGAGTGTCATGATTTAGTTAGAATACTAAGGGATGATGCGTAGAGTCAAACCACATCAATTATGGGCAAGTTATACTCTGAGCCCTCCCGTAATGCATTGTAGCGGAGGTAAGAATCGAACTTACGAAGTTTAGCTTATGAAACTAAATTGGATACCAATCCTCCACCGCTAATAGACTTGTTACCTGTTTATACTTTTCAACACACCCAGTGGGTATGAATCTATATATGTATCAACTTTACTTTCAAGGTACAGTATTTCTTCAAGTCTTTCGACTTCTTTAAGTGATTTATACCATTTATACATAGCATAAAATGACCATACCATGAAAATAAATGACATACCTATGAAAGCGATAACAATATCTGCGGGGATGTTAATCATCTTTTCCATTGTTTATTTCTCCTTTAGTTGAAATTATTTATTTATACATAGTATTGATAAAGTCTCATTACTTATGATTCACTAAGTTGTTCCTTAAATAGTGTCAAGTATGAGTTATGATATACTACCCTCATAAGGTGTCAATATCCTACTCAGAGTCGGCTATGCCAAACGGTTGTCGACTTACCATAATGATAACTTTATCAAATTATTTGATGAACCATTATATAAGTACTAATGGTAATACCATCACTATTCATCATTTGTGAAAGGGTCATTCTGTTGCCAAGCTACCCTTTGCGTAAAGCTCCGAATCTTATTCAAATCTTTTGCACAAGTTATTTGCCCACGTTATTCATATAATCCAAACATTGCTGTCTAGATATAGAATAATAGAGCATATGCTTTGTGCCAGTGACAATGACAACCCATACATTAGTATAGATGTCTTTAATTAGGCTCAAGTTGGTTAACTCCTTTAGTTATTTATTGGGGAAAGATGAGATAAAATAGAGAAAATCTCTGATTTTCACATGAATCAATATAAAATGGTCAAATCTATGATTTGAACCTTTGAAAGAACAATAGTTGAAGGAGCAATCATTCTCTCGTGGGGTCTTGAGAAACTATGCAAGTACTCACAACAACTATTGTTTCGGACTTGGGGAATGACATCTATTTGTTTCAATGCCACACCCAAGCCCTAAAAATCTACTAGCCTACGCTTTCGTCTTCATCGCCATCACTATCCTCAGATTGATTCTTGTGTGGAGAGCCATCATTGGTCATCACATCTTCCGCACTATGGGTTTCCCCATTGGAATCAACGAAGACTACATCTTCTTCAATGTTCTCAACACTACCATCATCTTGAAGCGTAACTATCAACGAGGGATACTTCGCTATGAAAGATGAAGGTGAAGTGTGAGCAATATAAAGAGGTTGCAACTTCGCACTATCTTCGGTAGGTAGTGCACTAATACCCATAAATGATTGATTTGCACTAAAAAAGCAACCATTCTTCTTGGAACTAACGCGACCAAGATACGTTTTTTCTAAAGCCATTTGATATTCCTTTCTTGGCTAAGAGTTGAAAATGATTTCTAACTAAAATCATAAGATAGGAAAACCTAACTCAAGGCGTACCCCCCTGTGAATATATGTGTCCCGCATTTGCCTCCTATTTTTTCGGAAATTTTACTTTTCTTCTTGATTTGGACTTGACAATATGGGTAGCTTCGGGGTGCGCGGGTGGGAGTTAAATAATAGACTAAAGTATATAATATATAAATAGTATACAGTAGTAGGAGATGGCAGGAGATGACTGATAGTGAGACTGTGTTTGTCAAAGGTTTATTGGAAGTTGAAATGGAAGGTCTGTCGATTAAAGAGAAGACTAAGGTCAGGATGGCTCTTCATTCTAATAAAATTACTTTTGAAAATCTCCAAGCGTGTATAGACAAAATAGCCAGGTGGCAATCCCAAAAATTATAATTTTTTTACTTTGAAATATAACGTGGGCATATCTACATTCCCCAATGGCTGAAATAATAAATAATTTAAAAGATAAATCTCTAGAGGAGCTAAAAGAGGCGTTACATGAGCTTTCTGCTGAGGAACAGGAAAAGAAAGCATTCATAGATATAAATGGCAATGCGTTTTTAATTCCAAAAGAAGTCTATGATTTGATTAATGCATTGGCTACTCAAGTAGAGAAGTTAAAATCAGAGGGAAATGGAATATAGGAAGATAAAAGGTGTAACTCATTTTGTATATGGCGATATTGACGAATTTAATAAACAAAAAAAGGGTATAAAGCCTAAACACTGGAAAGATGACCCACAAGAAGGCGATTGGGTTATATCAGATGATGGAGGAATTGTCCAAATACTAAAAAGAAGTGGCATATCCCATCCTAGTGATAGAAAAAACTGGAAAGCTCATAAAGGGTATATCCGTACTGTTGTTGGTACATTTCTTTTAAATGATAAAACGGAGATGGATACAGACTTTGATTTGCATCCTAATAGATATACATTTTCCAAGAATCTAAAACAATCAAATGAAAATTTTAAAAAACGTAAAAATATAACTAAAAAAGAGAAATTATTTGCGACAGAAGTTATTGTAGGTAAAGATGCTATTAGCGCTGTTCAGAACGTATATAAGGAGAATGACTTTAATAAAGCAAAAAAGAAAGCAGTTCTATTATTAAAACAGGAAAGAATTATGAATGAAGTAGAAAAAGGAGTCGTTGACATAGCAAAAGGTCTAGGTATAGACCATGAATATGTACTAAGAAGATTAAAGTCGTTAGCAGATACAGGTGAAGAAGAGAACGTAGTTCTTCAATCGTTAAAAGAATTGGGTAAGATAATAGGCACTTCTACCCCTGCTATTAAAAAAGACATAGGTGTTGTAGGGATGTTTCAAGGGTTTTCCCCTAAACAACTAGAACAAGCTGAAAGAAAAGAATTAACTGAGGGAGAAAAATAATATGGCGATGCGGAAAACTAATCATAAGTTTGGTATAGAGGACTATAAAAAGGGGACAGAGCTATCGGAGAGGTATAATAGTCGTTATGCGGCTGAAGTTATGGGTGTTCATCCAAGAACAATTAGAAAATGGAGAGCCATAATAAGAAAGCAAAGAATGGAGGAGGATTTTTCGGTTGAAGATTATTCAACTGGGAAAGAGCCAATAAATGATTTAATTGAAAATAGGATAAAGAAGTTTGCTTTAAAGAGTAAAGCTAAAAATCATGAACGAC